GAATATATGTGCCAGACCGCCCGCCCCCGCCGCCCGCAATTATTGTAGGGGTAGCAGAGTGCGAGCCGCCAGAGCCGCCACCACCACCGCCCCGGATAGACGAGCCGCCTAGAGAAGCCGCAACCGGCGTTGCCGCTATTCCCGCGCCGCCCGCTCCGCCATTTTCCGCATTATGTGTAGTTGATACCGCAGCCGAGCCAGTAACACCTTGGCCGCCCGCACCGTTTGTCGCCGCAGTAGGCAACCCGCCAGTGCCGCCCGATGTTCCGCCAACACCACCGCCACCGCCAACACCGCCGCCACCTCCACCGCCTGTTGCTAGTGCTGATATTGCGCCGCCGTTACCACCACCGCCGCCGAAAGCTGAAAGCCATGCGCCGAAAGTGGATGTTCCGCCGATGCCGCCATTGCCACCCGCCGCACCAGCAACGCCCGGCGCGCCAGCCGTTCCGCCAACGCCGATTGTGACTGATTCCGTTGACGCAAGATCGTTCGCGTCGAACACTCCACGGGTCCAGCATCCACCGCCTCCACCGCCGCCGCCCTTAGCAACAACAGCTGTTGCAAGCGATGCGCCCGCGCCGCCACCTCCACCCGCACCAACAATCTCCGAAATGACAGTTTTAGCGCCGGCGGGCTTAGTCCACGTTCCGCCCGACCCGTTGAAAATCTGAATGTTAGGCGTCGATCCGCCTGACGGACCAAAAACCTGCCAAGCATTGTTTTCATCATGCGTCAGCGTTGCGCCGGGAGCCAAATTCCACTGAACCAGATCAAAAGCCGTTGTGCCGTTGAAATGCATCACTGTGACAAGATTGCTTGTGACGGCGCTTGTGTTGCGGATCGACACGAGCTTGACCGTCCGAACAACACTTGCGCCGGGAGCGGCAACAATGTCAGTCGTCGTCGCGGTCGTCGTTTCCACATCATTCGCGCCGGGCGTGACGCTTGAACCCGTGGCAATGGGATCAGGTGCATCGACATAGCTGGAATGAACGTCCGTCACTGCCGCCGATGCCGTGATGAGTTGCAGCTTATGAGTTGCCTTCAGAATAATCATATCGTGAAAATCCCGCCCGCCGCCCACGTTATCGTGATATTTCCGCCGCTTGGAGTTACCGGAAGGCCGGTGTAGCCCGTGTCAAGAAACGCAACCAGCCGTGAAGTCGCTCCTACCCCCGTGTCAATGTAAATCAGAATGGCCTCTGATTGATCTCCGGAAACAGCCGTAAACGTCACGTCATCCGCATCTAACGTCCCATTCACAAACGTCTTATTCGCAAGTGTCTGCGCCGTGCCGACGATACCCGCTCCTGTCACGTCCGAAAGAAACGTATCAGCCGCGCTGTAGGCTTCGTCCGCAGTATCCAAAAACACCGCCTTGACCGTGCCGGTAAGAGACGTGTTGGCTGAACCCTGAATCAGCGCTTCTTTCCATTTTGGATAAATCGCATTCGCCATTTCAGCTACTCCCTTCCATGCGTTCAAGCACGGCCTTGAACCGATCATTGCTCGAATTGGTCATTTGTTCAATTGCCCCGCTGAATTGCTTCAAGGCTTCCATAATCCCATCATTCCTATCTTCTTTCTTGCTTTTGACCTTGCCGTCATCACCTTCACGTGAATCTGCGCTCAATAGGGCGATTTTCCATTGCTGGTCTAATTCAGCCGCCTTGATAGCGCGTTCCTGCGCCATGCGCTCGCGCTCAAGTTCAACATCACGGGCCTTGTCCAACGCCTCTTTCTCCGCGTCGGCCTGTCTGGTCAAAACGTCCGCCTCAAGCTGCGCCGCTTCCTTGTCCCTGTCGGCTTCCATCTTAACGGCGATTTCCTCGCGTTTCAATTCAGCCTTGGCGGCCTCAATCTGCAACTGGTTTTGCCCCTTGGCCGCTTCAAGCTGCAACTGCACTTCGCCTTTGACTTGCTCAGGATCAGGCGGGGGAGGCGGGGGCTCGGTTCCTGCCGGGTTTGTAAAGAAGCTCTCGACTTCGCCCATATCCAAAGCAGAAACAAGCTTGCCCAATGAATTGTAGATGTTCTCCGCCGTCGCCATCCCTAAAGGCATGACCTGCATTTGAGACTGTAGCAGCATCAAGGCATTGTCGCGCTGCATTGTCTTATCGCCTGTGCCAAGCCCGACATTCGGCCTAGCTTTCAATCCAATGTTCCAATCGCGGGGATTGATTGTCTGCCATTCACCCTTGATTTGCAGCGCCCGTTCGCTCTTTTGCTTACGGATAAGAAGCTTGAACATCTTCTGGAATATCTTGCGCAACGTCTCTGCATATAGACGGGCAATCAAGTCTTTGCGCTGTTGACCGGCTGCCATGATCTTGTTAACGCCCGTCGCGGTCTTGTTCAAACTGTCCGCGTCCATGCCCTGATTATACCGGGAGACGCCCGTTCTTTGCTCGCGCGCGGAATCCACATACTCAATCACGCCCAAAGCAGATTGCGATATATCAGGCATCCGCAGCACGTCTACGGCCTTTTGCCCCCGGCCCCTGATAACCCCGCCCGGTGACCATGCCAGCAAATCGTTGATTGTATCTTCCGTCTGTGCGTCAACATCAACGTAAGTCTGCGGGTCAACGACCATTGCCATATTGTCGAGAGCGCCCCGGAACAATGCCGTCTTGACCTCTTGAATGTCCATCACATCATCGGCAAGCGAATTGCCCAAAACCCTGTGCGGCATACGCTTAGGCGTAAACGGCACAAAATCTTGTTCGTGGACTTCCTCTTTGTGCAAAACCGTGTCGCCAACGCGCACAACGCGCATGAGTTCGCTTTCGCCATCTTCGTCAACGTCTATCCGGGCAAATTCATCTAGCATCCAAAGCGTATTCCCCGCCGTGTCGGGGCTGGAGGCATTGGCTTCTATCGTCGGGTCAACGGAACGGCCATCCGATTCAAATGCAGCTTCTCCCGCATCGTTCTTTATGGCTTTGATCTTCTCGTCGTCATAACCCATAGCCAGAAGCTTCGACCGTGTTACCCGCGTCCGGCTCGCAATATATGGCGCGTCATCTTCATCCGTCGCGCCCTCGCTAATGAGGAAGTTCTCAGGCGCAACGCCCGTGACATGAATGCAGGCAGGTTTCTTTTCCTCAATCCTGATTGTAAATGTTCCGTCCCCGTCCGGCTCCTGCTTAAGCACCTTGATGCTTTCATCGCCGTAAAAGCCCAGAAGAGCTTCTTCACTCACGCCCTCAATTGTTTGCCGCGTTGCCGAACTATCCGCTCCCCACCAAACCCGGACAACGCCAAGCTTTTGAAGCAAGCCGTCCTTGATCTGGTCATGGACAACAAAGAAGCCGTCACACTCATTGAAAAATATATGATTGATCGCCTCAGTCACATGCTTGGCTTGGTCAACCGTCTCCTGCGAAACCGCGTCAAATTCCACCGCGTTATCACTGCCGACGAATATCTTGACCAAATCAGGCAGCGACCAGTCAATAATCTCCGCAACGTCACGCGAGACAACCTTGGACCGGCGTTCCTGCCCTTCCTCATCATCACCCGGCATAGGGTCGCCGTTGTAATAACGTAACGCTTTTTCCTGTTGCGCCGAAAACTCGCTCTCATTGTATTTGACCGCAGCCGCAGAGAGCTTCTTCAATTTCGATGCAATTAGCTCATCTGATAGCATGGTCAATCCTAAGCGAAATGCCGCTTGCGATATTTGATTTCAGTTGAAATTACAGGATTAAACCCATCTGCAAATGTCATGAAACCGTCGGCCCCGTGCGAGTGTTCATCGTGACGCGGATTTGATTTCCAAACGCTATACTTCTCGTCCCAATCGCGTGAGTAGTTCTCTAGCCGCAAAATGCCCAAATCGCAAGCCGTCGCGTCAAACTCGCATTCCGGCAGCTTGGAACGCGCATTCTGGATTGACGTTTGTTTGTCAGGCGTGCGCGTCACGATCTTGAACTGATAGCCAAGCCCCGCCGCTATCTTTCGCCGTGTGGTGATCTTCCCCGCGTCATTATCCTGCCTGTTGTCCATGTCATGCGGCCCATGGTGCATACCCCAAACCGCCGAATGTTTCGCTTGCCACTTGTCCAGCCATGCCAGATAGAAGCCTATCCCCTCTCCTGAATTCTCATAATAACCGACAAACCTATGTTTCCCGGCAATGACCTGATGCAGCCAAATCGTTGTTGAATCGTTCAAACCCAAATCCCAGAACGTGTTGACAGGCGTGCGGCTCTCAAATTCCAGCTTGCCTATCTTGCCCCGCTGGCGCAGCTTTTGCAGCTCTTTGGCAAATATCGCCCCGTCCTTAGCGGCTTTGAACGCCTCCTCTGGTGTTGACGGGAACTCTTTCCACATCGCATCGCCCTGCTCTTGCGCCTTGGCGGCATACCAGTTCTTTTGCCCCTTCGTGAGTTCTATCCCGTGTTCGTCGAGCAATGAGACAAAATAGGCGTCATTCTCAGGCGTCATCTGGAACGGATGATCTGACGTATAGGCGGCGTCCCGATACCATGGGAAAAAGTGGAACTTGTATTCCATCTCGCCCGGCTCACGGCCCGCGTCCTTTATCCGCTGCGATGCTTGCGACTTGTCGTAAAAATCCCCGCCCCTGCCCTCAGCCGTGCTTTCGATGAAACAAAGCTGCTTTGACGCCAGCGTGTTCAAAGCTCCCGATTTGATTTCATTCGCCTTGTCAGGGTATTTGGCGCAAATCTTCCCATACTCGGAAATGTGCAGGAAATTGAATGTTCCAGACCGCAGCGAAACACCCGTCGCCACAAGTGAGCCGTTGGCAAATTCCATTTCAAAAGCGTTGTCAGTCTTGACCGGCACAAGCGCCTTGATCGGATCAGGCAGCCGTTCATATGCAAACTTCACGCGCTTAAGCAGGTTCTTTGCATTGTCGATTGTGTCCGCAACAAGACCCGCTGCGAAATGGTCATTGAACAAAGCGCAATCCAAGGCGAGAATGAGAATGAAAGTCGAAAAGCCTAACTGCCGGGCTTTGAGAACAATGTTCAGATAATGTAGCTCGTCCAGAAGCTCACTCTGCGCCTCGTTCAATTCGAACTTGATGACCTTGCCGTGTTTGTCTTCAATCCAATACAGATTGTTCAAACGCCAGCGCCGGTCGCCTAATTGCGCCGCCATGATAGAGGCAATTTCAGCCTCATTTTGCGCCTTTTCAACCATCTAGTGTTGAAACCCCGCGTTTGGAAGCACTTTTAGCCAAATCAAAACCCTAAACACAACCTGCAATATTCATTTTGACCGGCTTGTGCCGTTGATCTGCTGATAAAGTTCCATGAGCGGATTGGAAAGCCCTATTTCCGTCTTAACGTCCAAAGAATCCCCGTATTTCTTAGGCCGCAGCTTGCCAGCCATCCACTTGCGCGCGTCAACACGCAGCCGGGAACGTGCCACAACGTCATGATCCGTTCGTTCCACGCCGTTCTCGTCAATGTAAGTGTCGCGCTTGCCCTCGTCGGCTATTTCGAGGATTTCATCAAACAAAACATCAGCTTGGCTTTCGCGGGCGCGCGCGTATTTCTCAAGCATATCGGGATATTTCGCCAGCCAATTGAACACGGCAGTCTGTGACGGCATATCGTCGCGCTTGCATATTGAGTTAAGGCTCTGCCCTGATGCGATTAGGCCGCATATCTCGTCTGCTAGTTCTGGTGAGTATTCACGCATTTATACGGCCTGTTTTGGGGTTAGTTCGCCGGGTTTCATTCCATGCTTTCCACTACATCACGCATTGCCTCATAGCGGAGGCGGGCGCTGCGTTCATCGTGCCAGAGCTGCGGTTCAAGCTCCGGCTCAGGGATTTGCTCATCGATTGTCTGTTCGAGGGGATCATCGGTCATGATTTTCCCCACAGAACACAGTCTCAAATCCGTGTCAAATTTCGCTGACATATTCAAACATTAGCATATAAAGATAGATACATGTCATCCATGCACTGGACGCATACGTAATAGTATTACATCACACATTCTTGCATTTGCACTTATTTGGCGTCCATTTTTGCCGTCCTGCTTAGAAACACCAACGATTTGAGCTATAAGGAAGCAAAGGTGACATTTTTGGTATATTCTAGGGTAACAAAATTGGCCTAAATTATTATATAAAACGTATATTTCCCAATGATAGCAGATACTTAGCATTACAATTTACAATATAGTTACCCCAGAATAAGCCATAAATGTCACCCTTGGTTTCTTAGTAAGTCGAATCGTTGGTGACGACCGGTAAGACGGTGTTTTTGAACTTTTTTCGGGATCAAAAATAAATATTTGTAGCCAAATAGTATCCATACGGGTATTGACAAGGATGTCAAAATTGGACTACGGAAGGGCAGTTGCCTGCCAGCAAGGAGAAAACAGGATGACCAGCCGAGCCACCATACTGCGCATGACCGCCGCATCGAGGGCCGAGAGGTTCACGCCGGTTGAACCGCTTGTCCCGCATGTGCCGTGGACCGACGCGGACTATGCAGCCCATCATGCGGCCATGAAAGCCGCCCGCACCCGTTGGGATGCGCAGGAGGGCGAATTCGGAGTTATTGAAACGCAAACGGGAGATACGGAAATGACTGTTTACATCAAGCCATATAAGGCGTGGGATAATACGGTGGAATTCTATGTTGGCTTTGATCCCTCTGACAAAGCCGCCCATGTGTGCTCGCGCCTTGGCAGCTATTTTATTTGCGTAAGCAATCTGTTTTCAGCACAAGCCATTGCGCGCGGCGCGGCGCGAAAGGCAAACGGCAATGTTGTTTTGTGTGAACAGATTTGAACCTCATCCAAATCGCCGGGTTCCTCTCGGCGCTTTGATATGATGTTGAAAGGGAGAATGAAGATGGAAATCAATCGTGAACTAGCCGCACGGGTTTTGTCAGTTGTGGACGCTGGCCTTGTGAAGGGCGTAGGAAGACCGCGTGCGGGTGAAATGTGTGTTGAGGCTGCGGTATGCTTTGCAATGGGACTGCCGCACGGCGATGAGCCGACTTGCGTTTCGCCCGCTCTGCGGAAACTGAAAATCAATTTGAATGACCGCGATTGGTCATCAAACAATGCGCGGGCAAAAGGCTTACGCCGGTTGTCTGTTATTCAACTCGGCACGAAAGACACGTTGAACGACGTGGAGTTTGCAAAGCGAGTTGCTGAAATGTCAATTCGTGTCAGTATGCCTGTTGCTTTGCGTGCCGCCGCCTCGATGAAGGGAAATATTGAGCATCGCGCGGCACTTTTGTCGGCGGCTGATAGGTGTGAGAAAGAGGGAACAAGAGCCGCCGCAAATGCCGCAAATGCCGCCGCAAATGCCGCCGCAAATGCCGCCAACACCGCCGCCAACACCGCCGCCAACACCGCCGCCAACACCGCCGCCAACACCGCCGCCAAC